GCCCGCGGCAATGCCGCCCAGCTTCTGCCGCTCCGTCGCGGTCATCATCACCTTTTCGGCGGTGTCGGTAATCATGCTGGCGGGGTGGGTTGCGGGGTGCTGATACACGACGACTTCCGCGCCGTCAACCTTGACGTTGCCGTTCGTGTCGGAATGCTCCACCTTTGTCATGCCGGATTGCAGGGCTTCGACGGCGGTTTTCAGGCCCGCAATATCGGTCGTGAATCCCTGCACCACGTCGCCGTGGGCGGTCAGGTATTCCGCAACCTCTTTCAAGGTGTCATAAGCTTCGTTGACGGTCGCGCCGTCCTCCGCGGTGATACCCATGATCTTGTTGTAAAGCGCGTCGTTCGCGGCCTTGATGTCGGCGGTAACGGTGGTGCTGTCGGCTTTCAGGGCAACGGCGGCGATAATCTCCGCCAGCTTCGTGGAAAGGGCCTTTTGCTGTCCGCCCTCTTCATAGATCACGTTGTCCACGTGGGAACGGGCCATAAGGTCGGTCAGAACGCCGTTTACTTCGTCCTGAAAAATAACCATCTTCATCTTGTCGCTTGTAGTGAATGCCATTGTTTTTTCCTCCATTTTTTAAGTAAGTTTGATTTTTAGCGGCTCTTCGTCCGCTTACTGGGGTTGCTTTTCGGCGTTGTCAACGCTCTTCGTTTCTTCGTCGATCTTTACATACAAATCACTTCCTTGTTTCATGGGTTGTATATCAAGCTGGACGACTTGCGGCCCGTCCGGGTTTTCCGGGTCCGGGTCAACGTCGCCGCCCTGCTGGATAACCTGTAACCACAAAAAAGGCCCGTCCGCCGTCGGTTTCTCCGTTCCCGTATAAATGGGGACAAGGGAATTTTCGACGGCTTCCAGCCGCGGCAAAGCGCCGCCGTGCGCGTCCGGGTCCGCATTGTGATTCTTCAAGTCTGTTTTCGTTGCCGTAACAACGTTCGGGTCAACGGCAATCGTCACGTTTGCGGCGTTTGCCACCTCGATGTGCATTGTCAATTCGACTTCGCCCGCCGCGCCCGTGGTAATGATGACTTTTTCCGTGTCCGGGGTGTTGCAGACGGCAAACATAATGTCGTCGCCCTCTGTCTGCACGCTCATTTCGCGGATTGTAAAGCCGCCCACGGTCGCCGGAATGACCGCCACAATGTCAATCATGTTCGGCGAATCCGGGTTGATCTGCACGCTGTTTACCTCTCCGCGCCATTTCTCATTTTTTAGCGCGGTCATGTCCGCCGACGGCTGGTAATACTGCCCGCCGCCGTCACCGACGGCAAGGTATTTCAATTTGACCTTTTCGCCCCTCATGGTCGCCGCCGTGACAAGGGCAAGGCCAGCGGACGTGACAACGGTTCCGTATGTTCTTTCGGTGTCTGGCATTGCTTTTTACCTCCATTTGTTATAAATTCACGCGGATTCAGGCCGGGCCGTATGCGGGGAAGATTTCAACCTTTGTCCCCGTCTTTACAACCGCGCCCGTGCGGACGGTTGCCCGCTCCGTCATGCTCTTTACAAGAACCGGGAACACTTCAAGCCGCGTTCCCGCTTTCACCGCCGCGGCAACATGAACAGTTCCGGCGGCGGCTATGTCCTTTGCAAGATACGGGTAAACCTCCAGCCGCGTCCCTATGGAATGCACCGCCGCAACATGAATCGTCGTTTCCTTTTTAACCTCATAGCTGATCGCTTCAAGGTGGGAACGTAGGTTTTTATAAAACCGAATGCGGTTCAAAACCTCTGCTTGCCGGGCGGCGGTCAATCCCTCCGTCGTCACGCCGATAATAACCCGGAACGTGTACGGCTTGCCGCCGTACTCGAACCATTCTTGAACCTTTGTGCCGGGGTACACGGCCCCCAGCGCCGTTTCGACGGCGTATTTTGTACCCAGCTTTCGGTGAACCTTTACGCTGTCTTTGATCGTCTGCCGTTTAACCTCTATCGGGTAAGAATAGTCGTACCAATCGACGTGAAGATCATAGGCGAGAACGTCAAGCGTCTGTTCGTCAAGTTCATCAATCCGGGCGTAAATGATGTTCTTTTCGATCTGCCGGGCCGTAACCTGTAATTGCTCCGCAATGGTCCGGGCCAGCGCAATCATTTTCGGGTCGTTTTTCAGAACGGGCGGAAGCGAACGGGTGAAGTCGATTGAATAAATATCGTTGTCATTCATTCTCCGCACCCCCGTTCACAACCGCCGTTTCCCCGATCACCGCAACGGCGTTGTCGGGAACGACTGTATCGACGGGGGACCGTACCTTGACGCGCTTTGCCCCGGCTTGCATAAGCAGGGAAATTAAATAGGACGGGTTCACGTCCCGCCCCATCTTTGCGCCTTGCCATTCCTTGAACGTCCGAACCGCCGCCGCGATATTCTCCGCCACCTTGTCGTCGCTTACCGCGCCGCCCTCTTGCGTCCAGTATGTAAAGTCGATGTCATACGGGACCGTTTCAGGGGCCGCGACGGTGACGTGATCGGTCAGGGGCCGCACCTTGTCGGCGTTCAGAATGTCTAAAACCTCTTTCAAGATTTCTTCCCCCGGCAACTGCCCGCCGGAAAGCAGAACCCGCACGTCAACTTCGCCCGGTTCCGGGGAAGTCGCTTTCACGTCCACGATCAACGCCGACGCGGATTTTGCGTAATACTCATACGCACCCAGCGGCCCGGCGGTTGAAAAGGTTTCGACGCTTTCGCGCATACGCTCATAAAATGCCGCGTCGCTCTCTTCGTCCGCGCCGCCGTCCGATTCGGACACATTTTCGACGGACCCGAAATACGGGAAGATGTCAATTAACTGTGTGATCTGCCCCGGAACAAAGCCGTTCCCGATCTCCCCATCCGTCTGGCACTCCGCTTCCACGTCCCCGAACAGGTCGCCCGCTGGGATTGTCAGGGCTTGCGTTGTCTGAAAGATGATTTCGCCGTCAACGGTCACGCGGGTTCCCACGGGAACGATTGTCGCAACCTCCAACGGAATGGAAAGGGTGAACCGCAACGTCGTTTTCGCCTTTTCCGGCTCCAAACGGTAAGCGTCTTTGAACAGTTCTGCGAGGGAATCCAAATATTCACCCTCTGCATACCGCGGGACGTTCTGCCGGGCCGAAAAGTCGATGTTTACCCGCTCTTGAATGATGATGTCGGCCACCCAAAGAATAAACAGGCGCGCCGGGTCCGCCGGGTACAATGTCCGCCCGGTGAATGCTTCGTAAGACTGAATCAGGGCATTTACAACTGTGTTCGTGTCCGTGTCTACAAAGTGAATATCGGGGTATTCTCTAACTTTCGTCGTCAATTATGTTCACCTCCACAACTGGAATCAGCGTGCCGGGCGTGTCGCCCAATTCATAGGTAACGCCCAGCACTTCCGCCCGCGGTTCGTCCCGCTCCACCGCGTCTAAAACCTCCGAAATAAGAACAGATTGTGCAACCTGTATCGGCCTGTCAACGAACCTTTGCGCCATTCCCAGCCCCCGGTCAAGGGGAACGGAGAATTTCGGCGTTGATATGATGACCGCGACGTTCTGCAAAACCTCTTCTTCCGTCGTTTCCGGGGCAAGATTGATGTTTTTAAGGTCATACGCCTTTATGATGTGCGCCACGCTCTCACCCCCTTAACGGCCCGAATATGATTTCATCGTGACGCTTACTTTCGCAACAAGCAGATTTCCGCGGTTGTCATAGCGCGGCAACGAATTTGAAAGCTTCGTTATAACCCACTTGTTTGTGCCGTAAGCTTTCGGCCCGATGACAAGGCGGTGAACCTCTCCGCGCCGCATTGCTTTAAGCAGTTTTGAAACCTCCGCAATCGGGTTCACTCCCAAAAAAGCGGAAAAGAACATTGTAAACGTCATGCTTTCAACGTCCGTCCCCGTGAACTCTAAAAGGGGTTCTTTCAAATGCCTGTCATGCGTCGAATACTTCGCGCCGCTGTCCCATTTCAGGCCGTCAAACGTCTTGATCTGATTTCTTGAAACGGCAAAGGTGATGTCGCCCCAAGTCCCGATAACTGCCATCTTTTATATCCCTCCTATCACGAACCCGTCGCCGTCGTTCGTCGGGATATAAAGACAAAGCACATAGTCACCCGGCGACGGTAGCCACGGGCTTATTTTGACTTTGTGCGTGTGCGACGCAAAGGACGCGTCGCCGCTTCCGCCTGATTCCGTTTGTGTTTCCTGCACAACGTCTTTTGCCGGAATGAACGGCGGGTTCTGAATCACTTTCAGGGGACCCGAAACAAAGGTTGTCCCCATATCCTTAAAGGTCACGCGGGCGGTTCTGTCTGCGGCATTGACGGAGGAAACCCAGCCCGTGCGAACGATGTTTTTATAAACGCTTGCTTCTCCCATCAATACCCCTCCAATACGCGGCGTAATTTGACGCTGGTTGTGTACCCGCTCGACGAAACGGAATGCGTCGCGCTCTCGACGATGTACTTTCCGTCGAATGCTCCGTACCCTTTCACGGTCACGGTCACGCCTGCAACCAGCCCAGCGTCGCCGACAAGTGTAAAACTGGCGGTGAATTGCTGTCCGTTCTTCTCCCGCAACCGCTTTTCTGCAAGCGTTTTCGCTTCCGCGTTGCTCGAAACCTTTTCTTTGATCTCCAGCACCTGTGCGCTTTCGCTTGTGTCAGCGTCCGGGGCCTTGTATGTCGCTTCATAGGTCGTCCCGCTCGACGGGTCCGTATAGGTCACGTGGCAACTGCTGTATGAAGCGTCGTGAAAGCTTGTGTTGAAGCTGTACCGCTTCACGTCCGCCGCGCCGCGCTTGATCGTGCGGACCGCGCTTTTCTTCTCATACGCCGCCGCGTCGAATAGAACAATCATTTTTGCCGTTACTTTAAGGGAAATCCCCGCGGCCTTGCAAAGCCGTTGCAAAAATGTAATGTCCGATTCCTGCACCTGTTCTTTTCGTGTGTAAAACGGGTCGAACGCCGATTCAAACATACACGTAAGCCCGTTCTTTCCGGCAATTTCGTTCGCAATCCCGGAAAGCTTGATTTTCTCCCATGCTTTTGTCTTTTTCTGCGTTCGTACCGTTGACGTGTAGGGGATAGACCCGCCCTTGATTGTCACTTTCGAGGGCGGGCCGCTCCCGTCCACGCTGTCGATCTGAAACGTGCCGCAATCCAGCACCCGGTCTTTTCCGTCCGAGTTCCAGTTTTTTTGAACGATCACCGCGGCAAGTTCCGCGCCCTTTGACGCGCCGGGCGTGTTCAGCCAATTTCCAAGCCACACGCCCTCCCGGTCGTCAAGGGTTAGTTGTAAATCGTCCGTTTCGTCCTGTTCGTTGTCCGTGTAAGACAAGGATTGCAAATACCTGTTGATGTCTGCGCTTATGTCCACGCCGTCAAAGGTCAGGCGGACGACGGTTCGCCGTGCGTTCATGTCGTCCGCCCCCTTTTCCACGGCGGCAAGTCAGCCGAAACCCGCGCTTCCGCGTCGGGTATATCCAGCGTAATTCCTGCCGGGAAAACGACGGTCCGGCGGTGTTGCGGGTTCGCTTTCATAATCCTGTCGGTGTATGCTTCGTCGCCCAGCGTCTTGTAGGCGATACCGTCCCACATATCCCCGGCAATGGTCGTGTATTTAGTCATACCTCCGCCGCCTTTCATCGTCCTCCCTCTGCTTCATGCGGTCGTCGAACTTGTCTAAAAGTTCTTCGTCCCGCCTGTCTAATATTTCTTCGATGTCCTCCGCTTGCGCTTCGCTCCCCACATGGAAAACGGGCGCGCTGTGAATGACAATGCCCCCGCCTTGCGGTGATTCTGCGGTAACGGTCGGGGCTGAAACTCCGCCCGGACCGACGCGCGCCGCCGAAAGCGCCGCTTGCAGTAACGGCAAGAGGGTAACAACCGTCGTTCCGTCCTGCGCTTCACGGGCCGCGTTGATGTTGTCAAAGATTCGCCCGGTCTGTGCGGCGGTAAATACGGTCCGGCCCCTTGCGTTCGTGATAAGTTCCGCCCCCGCTTCGCCCGCAATGAACGTGTCGGGGGTGTATTTAGAACCCTTTGCAAGCATGGGAATAAGCGGTATATTGATACCCATTCCGCCGATTCCGGGGACCCAATCGGGAATTTTCAGCTTGTTCAAGCCGCCTATAACGGTATTGATAACGGAAATAATGCCGTTTACAACGCCCGTGCAAACGCTCTTGATTGCTTCCCATATCCCGCTGAATATGCTTTTCACGCCCTCCCACGCCTGTTTCCAGTTTCCAGTAAACACGCCTGTAATAAACGTGATAAGCCCTTGCAAAATCTGTGTCAGCCCGTTCAAAATGCCTGAAATTGCGTTGATTGCCGCTCCCAGCACGTTGCTAAACAGTTCCGCAACGGCCTGTATGATCGGCATTAGTGCTTGAAGTAGCGATTGCAGAACGGGCAAGATCGCTTCAACAAGCGGTTGTATTGCTGAAACCACCGTCATAATCAGGTCGATCACGATAGGAAGAATGTTGTCTATGATCTGCTGAATGATCGGCATAAGTGCTTCAAGTAACTGTTGCAGAATCGGAAGCACCGCTTCTATGATCTGCATTACAATGGGAACGAGGGTTTCCACAAGCTGAATCAGCACGGGCAAGATCGCTTCGACAATCTGCCCTATGACGGGCAATAGCTGGGCGATAAGGTCAAACAGGACGGGAAGCACCGTTGCGATTATCTCCCCGATCAGCGGCACGATCTGTTGTATCAGACTTCCGATGACGGGTAGCAGGGAAGTGGCAAGCTGGGCGAATTGATCTAACAGGCTCGGCAAGATTCCCTTTAACTGTTCCACAACGCCGATGATCGAATCAAACACGGCAACGCCCGCTTCTCCGAAATTCTCTTGAAAGAAGTTCCGCGCGTTTCCGATGTTCTCACCGCTGAAAACGCCTTTAATCGCCGCGCCGACGTTCTGAATCACGCCCCACACCTTGTCGAATACGGCAAGTGCGCCGTCGCCGAACGTCTGTTGAATCCAGCCGCGTACCTCTTCAAGATTGCCGGAAATCAGCTTGATTGCAAGGGCAACGCCGCCGATGATACCGACAAGGGGCAAAAGCTTTCCTTTGATACCTCCAAGCCCTGAAAACAGGCCCTTTATACCGCCGGAAGCGTTAAATGCTTTCATCTTCGCAAACGCGCCTTGAATCCCCAATATTCCGCCCTTGATTTCCAAGAACGCAAGCTTTCCCGCTTGCCCCCCGGCCTTTAAGCCTAAAAGGGCCGCGGCAACCTTGACGATTGTTGAAAGCAATTTCGGGTTTTCCTGCGCCCATGCCGAAAACTTCGTCACTAAATCCGCCAACTTTTCCGCCGCGGTCGTGACGTATGGTAAGAACGTATCGCCTAACACAATACCGAGATTCGACAAGGCCGTTTTTGCCTTTTTTATCTTCTCTTCGGTCGTGTTCATCATTTTTTCGTAGGCGGATTGTGCGGCCCCGGTGCTGTCTACCATTGCGGAAACTTCGTCGTTGAATCCCTCAACGCCGTTTGCCATCAGCGTAAGGGCGGCTTTTCCCGCTTCCGCGCTCCCGAACATATCCGCAAGGGTTTTCCCGCTCTTGTCGGCTTCGCCCTGTAAGATGTTCAGAACGTCCGCAAGACTTTTTCCCTCCGCCATCAGTTCGCTGAACCCTTTTCCCGCGGCCTGTCTTAACGCTTTATCTGCCGACGTGCCGCTTTTGCCTAATTCGTTCAACATACTGTTCATGTAAGTTGTCGTTTCGGCGGCGGCAATGCCGCGGGCGGTCATAATGGAGTAGCCCGCGCAAAGCTGTTCCAGCGCGACGTTGTTTGCATTCGCGGTCGGAATCACTTTGCCCATGACCGACGACAATTCCGCGACGGTAACTTTGCCGCGGTTTTGCGTCGTAATCAGCATATTAGAAATTTCTTCCGTTTTCGACGATTCCATACCGTAGGCATTTAGAATCGTCGTTAAAACGTCCAACGCTTGCCCGGTTTCGGCAAAGCCGCCCTTTGCAAGCATGGTCGCTTTTTCCACGAATGAAACCGCGTCGGAGGTTTTCTGCCCGGCGGAAATCGCGTTGTAAACGTCCTCCGCGACGGTGCTTGCGTTGACCCCCAGCGCATTTGACAGATTGATGATTTCTTTCTGCATTTGCGAAAGGGGAACAACGTTCGTGTCGGCAATCGTGCCGACTTTTGCCATCGCGGTCTGAAACTCTATCGACTTTTGAACGGGTCCGGCATAAATCGCCGTACCCAGCGCGGCAATGGTCCCAATCGTCCCGGCAAGCTGTGTTTTTGTCTTTGAAATCGCTTCGCTGTTTTTCTGCTGTGCCTGTCCGATCTTCGCCAGCCGTTCCTGATTCCGGCGGACCTGTTCGTAACTTTCGGCCAGCCGTTCGTTCTCCGCGGTCAAATTGTCTGTGTCAACCCCTGCGTCGCGTAGTTCGTCGCCGAGTTGACCCAGCCGGGCTTCCTGTTCCTGAATCTTTGCGGTGGTTTGCTCAATCTGGCGGGCGTTCCTCTCCATCTTCTGCCGTAAGGCTTCCGACGGCTGTTCCGTTTGGCTCATTTCCCGCTGTAAGCGGTCGTGTTCCTCCGTCAGCTTCGCCAGCTTGTCTTTGTTCGCTTCAAGTGCGGCGCTCTGCTTTTGGAATCCCTCGATCTTCCCGGAAAGCGCGTTGATTTTGGAAAGGTTGCCTTGTAACTGCTTTGACGCGTTCATTGCGCTGTTGAAACTGGAATTAAACCCGCTCCCCAGCGTCGCCTGAAGCTTAAAAAGCAATTCAAATTCTTTTCTTCCCGCCAAAGGCTCACCCCCTTTGCTGTCGTTCTTTCTCCGCGCGTTCCTTATCTTCCGCGGCGGCGGCGTTTATGTCCCTTATCCATTGCACAATTTCCGCCGTTGCCATATCAAGCCAAAACGGAATAGGCGTGTTTGTTGCCTTTGCAAGTCGGTAACACTCCCGCCGCCACCAGCGGGCCGGGCGTTTTAATAGCCCGTAGACAGTAAAAAATCACGCGCGGCGTTCGTAATACGGTTGAAGTCGGGCAACGGCATAGCGTCCAGCACGTCGCTTCCGATACCCGCGGCCCGCGCCGCCATCTTGCTCTGGAAGTTCCGGGAGATTTCAGGCGCAAGGGCGTATTCGTTGTTCATCTGCATTTCAGTTTCGATTGCCACCATGTCGCGCCCGGTCAAACGCTCAAAATTGAACGTCAATTCCTTATAGGTCATGCCGCCGTATTCAAACGGTGTCTTGAACTTGTGCGTATAAACGCCCGCGTTTGCCCCTGTGGGCTTCTCTGTGGCTTCCGGGGTAACTGCCGGGGTAGATGTCGCCGCCGTCCCTGCGGCCTGTTCTGCGCCCTGTGTGGCGGTGTTCTTGATAGCTTCGCTCATTGTCTTTTCCTCCGATTCGTTATTTCAGATTTTTAGATACAGAAAAAAGGGCATAAGAAAGCCCGGCGGGGAAGTCCTGCCGGGTCTTACGCCTTGCCCAACGCCTTGCGAACGTCCGCGAGGTAGTCCACGCCGTTGACAAAGTAAATGAAGTTCAGAATATCAATTTCCATCTTCTTTACTCCGTCGATGTAGGTTGCGAAATAGGTTGCCGCATACTCCCCGGAAGCTTCCGCGGACGCGGCGGGGGCAAGCTTGCCGGGGGCAAACTTCGTCGGCGTGACGATCAAAACGTGTTTGACGGCCTGCTGAACGAACTTGCCCGCGGTGTTGTCCCAATACTGCTGGGCGGCGCGGAGGTCAAGCTGGTGATTTCGCGGCTCCGCAAGCTTGATCGCGTCGGCGGTCACGGAACGGAAATTCAATGTCAGCGTCATAGCTTCGATGTGACCCACGAACGCGCCGTTGAATGCGCCGGAAATGCCCGCGCCCTTGACCTCTTCCGCAATCTGCGAGATTTCGGGAAGCGTAACTTCCGCCATGCCGTAAAATTCGGTTGCGTCCTCATATACGGCAAAGTTAGTTGTACCGTTATCAACTTTCATTGTCTGCACCCTCCTTTACGCCGTCAGCGCCGCGGCGACGTACTCCGCGTCGTACTCCAGCACGAAATTAAGTTCTTTCGCCGGGCTGGGCGGGGTCAAGAACACATGGAAAACGGCCTTGCCCGCCATAAGCGCGGTCGTGCTGTTTTCGTCCTCTCTGAACTCGACGCGTCCGCCCAGCAACTGCTCTTCCGCGACAAGGCCGTTCAGCCAAATATTCACGGAATCAACAATGCTGTCGATCAGTCGCCGGGTCATCTTCTTGTCAACCTTGCTCCAATAGGTCAGAATCAAGGAATTTGCAACCCAGCCGAACATACGGGACACGGCGATAAAGTAATTCTTTACGTCCGTGTCGGCGGGGAAACAGGCGGTTTCATTGCCCCAAAGCACATAGCCGCCGATAAAGTTAAGGGCGGTCACAATGCCGTTGCTGTTCAGGTAGTTAGCGTTCTGCAAGTCAAGCAGAATCACCGTACCGTCGGCAAGAACGGCGCTGTCCATCTGCAAAAGCTTGTTCGACGGGGATTCCGCCGGGCAACCGCCGTTGTCCGAATCGGTCTTTCCCATCAGGCCCGCGGCGTGGACAGACGCATGAAACGCACGGTCGCCCAGCCCGAACATAGGCCAGCAGAGAATTTCCGCCTTGCTGTTCATGTTCTGTGCTTTCTTCCATGCGGGAACGTCCGCATAGTGGCGAACGGTGTTGGTGTCCGCGTCGATCAGGGCTTTTGCACCCGTGAACACGGTGTTGATTGCATCCGCCTTTGCGGTCATAACCGCCGCGACATTGGACTTGTCGGACCAGCCGGGGGCAACGATAAGGTCGGGGACGATGCCGTATTTCGGAAAAACCTTGTCGATCAGTTCAAGACCGGAATACTTCTTCGTGCTGGTATCGAAACCGCCGATAATGTCGTTTTCGTTGATTTTGGATGGGTCCACCGCGTCGAACGTGATTGTCAGTTCTCCCGTTTCAGCGGGAATACTGCCGCCGTCCAGAACTTCAAGAATCAGGTTTTCGCCCTCATAGAAAAGTTCATAGTCGGTCCCGGCGGTGTAGCTTGTCACCTTGACCGTGTTTTTCAGGGCTTCGAGGGGAAGCAGAACTTTTCCGTCTGCGACTGGGTAGTTCTGTTCTGCGACGCTCTTCTTGTGCTTCGCAGGGTCAAGCACGTTCACGAACACCACAGGGGCCACGCCGTACAGCTTGAACTGCGAATAGATAGCTTCGCAGATTGGGTATTTCTCCCAATCGTCGCTATACCCCAAAGCGGCGACGGCTTCCGCGTAAGACTGACACATGATAGGGTCGTTCGGTGCGCCGCCCACGGTATGACCGGGGGCC